GTCATGGAAGCGTGTGTATAGAAGCGTTATTCCAAAAGGACATAAAGCGACAGTTGAAGCATTGCATGCCCAATCCCTACGTGATTATGAAGCAATTAACATAGCCGAAACTGTTCTTGTTAAGAATATGGGTGATCTTAGGTGGTCTAACAATAAGGGTGAACGATTTGGACGAACTGGTGTCACTTTTACACACGGAACAACTGGCATCACCGCTTATCATTTCCTTTCTATGAAAGTAGCTGGATTTGACTATTTGGAGTTGACCTGTGCTAAAGGTGTGTTAACCTTCCATAAAAGTGAAGTGATGCATCGTCTGTATGGTGCAGACCTATGCTTTGTCACTTTTCCAAAATCACTAAGCGCTTTTAGTGACATTAGGAAACATTTTGCTAAAATAAATGATTCAGCCGTTGACTTACGATCTATGGGTTTGGTAACCCGTCGTAACAATGGTGCAGTTGTTTTTGTTTCTAATGGTACAGCCTCTCTAGGAAAGGCTTTATCATATGTCCTAGACTTGAATGGCGACCCAGAAGAAAAAGTGACCTTAGACAACTTTATTCGAGCAGAAATACCTAGCGTTGCCGGTGATTGTGGATTCCCCTATGTTGTATTCAATACAAGAATACGCAATAAAATTATTGGAATTCATGTTGCTGGTGACGGCGAAGAAGCTCTTGCTCAATTGGTTGACCCTAATGATCTTTACGATGAGGACGAAAAATTATTTATGGCTCAAAGTTCATCTCTCACAGTTCCTGAAGGAACCACTGTGGTTGAGAATGTGAAACCACAGGAGGCACCTCGCCTACCAAGGACCAGTGTTATCGTGCCATCTCTGATCGCTCCATTGGCGGATTATGAGAGCACGACTCGACCTGCTGCTCTATACACTTTTGAGAATGCACAAGGTGAACTTGTTAGTCCGTTGCAGAATGGGATTAACAAAATGAAACGAGCACCAATTGTTTTATCTACCAAAGTTAAAGAAGTGATTGATCGAGCTGCTAACACCATTTATAATAAGCTTCCTTATGCGAAGAAAGGCCAATATAGAAAACTAACTCCACATGAAGCTGTGAATGGGGTTGAGACGTGGCGTCATACTGAAAGCTTATATATGTCTACTTCGTATGGTTATCATTACCATGAGCCTTCTCCTCCCGGTAAGAGTGCAAAAAAGTATTATATGAACTGTACTTGTTGTGGACAACAACCAAATTGTGAGTGTTTTACACCTGAAAGGAAATGTATGGGACATAATCCCACCTATAAACCCAATGCCGAGTTACAAAGACGTATTGATGAGTTGGGTGAGATAGCTCGTAATCGAGTTCTAACTTTGCAAGAGAAACGTGCTCGCTATCGCATTATCTGGCAAGATTGTCTCAAAGATGAAAGACGCAAACATGAAAAAGTCGATGCTGGAAAGACTCGATTATTTTCTGCCGGCCCTACTGAAGTTTTGATACGTAAGAGAATGTTATATCAACCGTTTGTTGAGATGATGATGAGTGATCCAACTGGATCCTTTAGTGCTATGGGAATCAACCCAAATAGTGTGCAATGGAAATTATTGTATGAACGACTCATGCGCTTTGGTCCTAACACCAAACATCTCCCTGGTGATTTTTCTGACTTTGATGCATCCTTAAGAGAATATATTAACCAAAAAATCAAGTCCATTGTTGAACGTTGGTTTACAGACATGGAAATTTGGGATGAGGATGATTTTGTTGAACACGAGTTCTTTTGGGAAGCAACTTATCGCCCAGAGCATATTGCTGCCACTTTGATATACATTGTTAATGAAATTGGAATAAACCCAAGTGGCGATCTTATGACCACAGTTTATAATATTTTGTACAATGCTATTGCTCATGTAACCGCAGCAACACTCTGTGCTCTTGATAAAGGGATTAAAGTTCTTAAGCGCAATTTTGATACTGATGACTATTTTGACCATTTTGAGCTAACTTGCTTTGGCGATGATCATGACGAGGCAACTGATGTTGATTGGTATACTATGCAGGATAAGTTCAATTATCTTGCTATGCTTGGAATGAAATATACAACGACAGATAAACGTTCAATTGAAGATGTTAAGTGGTACACCATTAAAGAAGTGACCTATCTAAAACGTTCTTTTGAACCCAGACAGGGTGATGTGTTTGCTCCATTGGATGCGACTGTAATTCATGATATGACTCTTTGGATCAAAAACAACGGTCAGGATGCAAGATTGAACACAACTCGAAACTGTGAAGCTGCAAGCCGAGAGATGTTTCATTATGGTGCAGCCCAATTTGATGAGTTTGTAAAGAAAATGAATTTCCTACTTACTCAAGCCAGATGTCCAACCATGCGAATTCCTCGTTGGATTGATCTTTACCAAGAATTCCTTGGTAGTGGATTCTTTGCCCAATCAAAAACTACCAGACCAGTTAGAAAGACCTGGTTTCCAAGAAATAAGAAAACTTTCCACGCTCAAATGGAGCGCGAACAAACAACTCGAAGTGCTTTGAATACAGTTAAAGATGTTGCCAAGGCAGTAAAACCCATTGTAGAATCGATGACAATTCTCCCAGTCGTTGGAACATATGCGGCTGTAGCAGATAAAGCCATATCTGCATTTAATCAGCCAGTATCTGTTAATAATTTAACTACAACGAGCCAACGGGATGATGATCATAATTTCATTGGTGGCATCAGTAATGCACGAGTTTTAGCAACCAAACCTGACACATCTGTTGCAAATGATTATCGGCTTTTTGGTGATGCTAAGGATTACAACCAGTTTTCAAATTGTTGGAGCATACCGAGCTTAATCGACTCACGTTCTCTGGATGCCACAACAAGTATTGATTCACAAGTGTTTGAATTTCCTGTCTTCCCGTTATTGTGTGCAAAGAGTGTTGGTAGTGGTCACGTTCTGTGGATCCAAAGTCACA